ATCCGCGATCGCATTCTGCACTTGCCGCTTCGAGCACCTGACAGCAGATCGGGTTCACATCGGCCTGATCTTCCATTGCCATGCCGATGACGCCAAGAAGTTCTCGCGACACCTTGTCGTCTTCGTCGACGAGAAGGACGCGTACACGGTGCTCATCCCAGGGGGATACGACTATCCGAGCTTTGGTTCATCGTGGAATCGGATGGTATTCCCCAGACTGAGCGTAGCCGCTGGCTGCAACACCCACATCTTCAGCATCGAAGGAGGGGCCGATGAAGGTCAGTAAGCGCCTGGGCCGCTACGTCAAGCGGATTCCAGCAACGGTCAGCGAACCGAAGCCTGAGCCGATCAGGGCGGTATCGCCAAAGGAGATGAAGCCGGCCACCAAGCCGGCCTACTCGTGGACACCGGGCTACAAGACCGGTGACTACGTCTTCTCGATGCGGTCCAAGAAAGAATACTGGCTCACATCGAAGGAGCTGCAGGAATACGACGCCGCCCTCAACCGGATCGAAGATGACGAGGCCTTCGAGGACTGGTTCGAGGAGTGGCTCAAGGCTCACCCGTACGTCAAGCCCAAGGACTACTACCAGTCCAAGCCCTATGACTGGGGCAAGACTGGTGGCGGGAAGGGCCTATCCAGCTGGTGGAGATCGGACCTCTACACATCCTGGGGAGGCGCGTGGGGCACGGGCACGGATGAGCGGCGGCTCGCCGAGGTCATGCAGGTCGTCGCGTCCACGATCAAGATCGTCGATGACAACGATCCTCCTTCGGTCGTGCAATGGGCGGCGAAGGACGCAACCTCGTCCACCAACCTCAACGCCAACATCATCTCGATCAGCCCCGAGGCAGCGCTCGACAAGTCGCTGACCATCGAGGATGCGATCGACATCTCGACCTCCCACGCCCTCCACGAGGCGGGGCATGACAACCCGGAATACGGGACGCGCACCATCGTCCACCAGCTGGAGAAGCCGGACCGGCTCAAGCCGCTCGCCGTCGTCGCCACGCTGGCCAACATCATCGAGGACAACCGCACCGAGCGGATCACCGGCAAGGAGAAGTATCCGGGCTTCGACCCTTACTTCCCCAAGGGCAAGGCAGATCTGTGGAAGCGCCGCAAGGCAGAGTTCAATCCCGAGAAGTGGGGCGACATCTACGAGTGCCTCAACGCCCTGATCATTCACCTCCGCTGGCCAGAGCACAGCCCGGAGATCCTCTCCGATCCGTCCTTCACCGCGGAGCTTCCGTGGTGGGAAGAATGGGAGCGCAAGTACCAGGGCGGTGAGGTCGGCTTCCGCCAAACCATCATCGACGGGCTCGATCGTCTCGCCAACGACGAGGAACGCAAGAAGGAGATGGAGCAGATCGCCGATGGCGAGAAGGCAGACGATCTGGCGCGGCGTAAGCTTGAGGAGGCCCTCGATCGAGCCCTTGAGCGGGTCGCGGACAAGGTCGCGCAGTCCTGCTGGTCCGAGACCGAATACGACAAGAAGCTGAGTTCAGAGGTAGCCGAACGAGTCAAGAAGCTCGTCAAGGAGAAGCTGCACCAGTCGGCAATCCTCACCGAGTGCGGCAGCACCAAGCCGAAGCTGTGGGTCCGCAAGCCGATCGAGTACCCGTCCTCGATCAAGGCGTACACCGGCAAGCCCTCCCCGCTGGTCGACCGCTACAAGGCAGCCCTCCAGTTCAGGCCGGAGCTTCCTCGCTTCTCGACCCGGCTGCTGAAGTCCGGTGACATCGACGAGGAAGAGCTGTGGCGCTGGGGTATCCAGGACTACCGGGTCTTCGAGCGCCAGAACATCGAGACCTACCCGAAGGCGATCGTCGGGCTGCTCGTCGACATGAGCGGTTCGATGGAGCACTCCATCCGGTGGGAGAACGACTACAAGACCAAGGTCTGGGTCGCGCAGCAGCTGACCCAGCTGTTCGTACTCGCCCTTCGGGACATGGAGGGCATCAGGCCGTATGTCTACGGGCACACGGGTGACCTCAACCTGAACGCGACAGAGACCTCGGCAGCCGACTTCATGTACATCTGGGAGCCGGGCGATCCGCTCACTCGGATCGGCCTGATCACCGCCGAGGACCATGGCAACAACTACGACGGGTTCGCAATCGACTGGGCGGTTGACCAGTTGCTCGCCAACAGGATCGAGCAGGACGAGAGCGTCATCCTGATCGTCCTGTCAGACGGCTATCCGGCCGGCCACAACTACGGCGACGAGATGGCCATGCAACACGTCCACCGGGTCGTCGATGGTGCCGAGAAGCGGGGAGTCCCCATTCTGCAGGTCGCCATTGACCACGCCCTTCGCCCCGCAGCGCAGGGGAAGATGTATCGCTATTGGGTCCCGTTCAGGTCTGCGTCCGAGCTTCCTCGCCAGATGGCGACCGAGCTGTCGCGGATGCTGAACACCAAGTACGTAGGTGGGTGATGCTGTTCCACCACTCTGTAGGCAACAGAATCTGGATGCTCGACCGCTCGCGGCATCCGTGCGATAAAGGCATGAAGAAGTCCCCGCCATCCATTCTCCATCCCGGGGAGATCCTCCACAGCGAGTTCTGTGAGGTGGAGATCCTGGTGATCGGGGACACCCCGACCGAAACCGGATATCCCGCATTGGCCTTCCCGTCGTTCGAGAGCGGCCCGAAGTATTACACGGTGCTTCCGAGCGACATGCACCACATCGCCGTGGTGCCGTTGAGGCACGTGCTGAAATGAAAATCTGCACCAACAGGTACTCGGTCCCGTATCCGGTCACTCCGACTGGGACTGTCGTCCACGACAATGACGATTGCAGGGACCAGTACGTCGTCATCTCAGACCCGCTCCCGGACAACGACACGAGAGCATGGGATGGTGAGAGAGGAATCAACCTGACGCGCTACGCGCTGCTCTATATACGCGAAGAACTCAGGGTAGTGATAGCTGATTCTGTCCATTGGAGACACATGCATCTGGCAGACATCCAGGATGCGATGCACTACCTCCATGCCCAAAAGGAGGAAGAGTGATCATCAAGGAGAATGTGCGGATCGTCCAGGAAGTTGTGGGAGATGGGACGGTCTACGAGTCGACGGACTCGATTGGAGAAGATCTCGCCGCGATGGGCCTGTCCAACTCCGTGCAGGAGGAGGTCTGGGTCATCACCATCGACGGCGGCAGGATGGTCAGGCGCTACTACTCGGTGGCCAAGGGCAACTACCACGACTGTGACGTGTCCCTGCCGGCGATCCTCTCGCCGGTGTTCCTCTCGGCAACTGACCGGTTCGTGGTCGCCCACAACCACCCGAGCGGGGCGCTTGAGCCAACCCAGCAGGACTTCAACATGACATGGAGGATCGCTGAGGCGGCGGATCTGCTCGATCTCATCTTCGAGGATCACCTGATCGTCGCCCCAGGTGGTCGCTGGTATTCGATGCGCGGCCATCGCCAGATGCGCGCGCCTCGCTCGAAGAAGGTGGCGGAATGAATCTCACCGTCACGAAGGCAGCACGGGGAAGGAGGTATGAGTTCATCGTGAACTCCTATCACCCGGTAGGATCAGAGCACAAGATCTTCCACACGGGGATCACCAGGAGGGATGGGTTTCGCTCCCAATACCTCGTCATTGTCACAGAGGGACCGAATACCACCTCGGTTCCCGCGGGCTTGTGGAGCCGCATCCGGAACCTGCTCCATGCCCGCGTCGGCTGGCTCTCCTCGTACGATCTGAAGAACTACTATCGGAGGCTGGACCCGTGATCAGGAGGATGAAAGCGGCGCGCAACAAACGGTGGGTGCTGCAGCCCTGGTATACGATGTCAAGGGCGTACGAAGACCTTCCGAAGCACTCGGTCATCGACACCGGGATCGTGGTGGATCGGAAATACTACAAGGAGCCGAACCACCTCTTTGTCGTGAAACTCGAAGAGCCGATGCTGAAGCCGTACGAGGGGAACAACTACTTCTTCCGGCCGGTGCTGACGGAACGCGTCTTCCTGCAGACGATCAGAGATCTCAGGCAACACTACGTGCCAGAAAGGGAGGCCACGTGAGCAGGTACATCGATCCAACGGCCTATCGCTATGCCTTGGTGCACGATGAGTACGAGGATCTGGACCTGCTCGATTACTTTTCGGTCGATGACGACTATCGTTTCGAGGACTGGGCCTTGGTTCGCATCAACCATGTCTGGAGGACCAATACTGGACAACTGGTTACCGGTGTGCGTATAATCAAGGAGTCGCCGACGGTAAGGGACATCAGGAGGCTGGCTCGCGCCAGGCTGGGCGCGCAACAGTTGGAGCCGTGAACTACCCCGATCTGGCCAAGCACTATGGCATTCCCATGTGTGGGATTGCCGGCCACGGCGGTCCGTGCGGCTCTGTCTCTTCGCACATGCGGGGTAGGATGGAGTTCAGCCCAAGTAGGGGACGTTTCATCCATTGGATAGATCGTGAAGTGACGAAGCCGGGCCTGCTTCGCTTCCTGACCATAGTCGCCGACGTCTTCGTCGGTGACGATCGAGCAGTCGCGTTCCCTCCCGGCACCCCCCTGACAATGCGGAAGCCGCCCATCACTCCGTGGTGGACCGCCTACGCCATCAGGGGTATGTGGGTCGAGATGGAAATGTCGAGGATTGGATACCCCTGTAACGCGGAGGACATGGCCTCTGAACGGAGAATGGTTCACATGTATCTCATGACCAGGAGTGACAACATCCGCCTTCTTCATCCAGGCTGGGAGGCCTGGGCCACTAGAGGAGTTCCGTGACATGCGTAAGCCGTCTATCTCGACACTCGCCGCACAAGAGAAGTCCCGAAAGGCCATTCACGGGATGTATCAGCTCCTCGCCCCGGTTGGGCAGGAGTCGACGGAAAGCGTCAACTACAAGAGTCTCGCAGCGGCGATCGGCGTCGAGCCGTACCTGCTCCAGCGGATCATCACCCTGCTGGCCAAGAAGGGCGCGCTCGTGCGTCGTTACCGAGGGCATGTCGGCCAGCCCAGCGCCGGCAAGTCCAGCTACTGGACGCTCACCGTCCCAGAGGAGGAAGCCGTCAAGATCATGATCTCGGACTGGAAGAACCTCTACCAGCCAACCCCCAAGCCGAAGGAAACCCCGGCGAAGGAGATCGCAGCCGACGCTGTCGTCGTCGCCGATGAGCGCTCGCCGGAAGAGGTCCGTGCCATCGCCGGACCGGAGAACAAGAACGAGCCGTTCGAGGTTCTCCGCCATCTGCGTCGTGACGAATCCGCAGCGCAAGTGGAAGCCGTGCGCCAGTACATCGATCGGGCTGCATTCCTCGATCAGAAGCTGGACGAGCTGGCCAAGGCGGGGATCACCGTGAACCGCGCAGCCATCGTGTTCGAGCGCGACGAGCGCCTCGAAACGCTGGCCCTCCTCCTGCCCTACATCAACAACCTGGAGGGTCGGATCACCGTCATGCAGGAGACGATCGAGTCCCTGCAGAAGAAGGCCTCCGTGTCAACCGAGCTGGCACAGGAGAACCGCAAGCTGAAGGAGCAGAACCAGCGCCTCATCTCCGAGAAGGTCGGGCGCAGCATCGTGAGCGCCTCGGCATGAACGAGGACAAGGACTACAACGAAGCGGCGGCTGCGAAGCTCGCCGAACAGTGGACGGCGATGTGGGCGGTGATGGTGAGGGGAGGCCTCCCGCCCAAGGATGCCACCCGCGTCCTGCGGACCTACATCAAAGCCACCTTCGGGCATATGGACTGGAGGCCCAAGTGACGCCACCCGTTGTGCTCTCGGCATCATCGGTAGCGACCTACCTGCGATGCGGCCAGCAGTGGTACTACGCCTACATCATGAACTACAAGGAACCGCCCAACCTCAAGAAGGTGGTGGGCATCGCGACCCACCGGGCGGTCGAGCTGAACATGGAGCAGAAGATCACCACCAAGGTCGATCTTCCGACCGAGCAGGTCCTCGACGCGTTCGCCGACGCGTTCGACAAGGAGTCCGAGGACGTCGAACCCGATGAGCGGGAGAGCCCCGGCGAGGCGAAGGACTCCGGGATCGCGATCACCCGCCTCTATCACGAGACGGTCGGTCCTCCGATCCAGCCGTACTGGGTGGAGCGGCAGGTGCAGTACGCGGTCGATGGGGTGCCGTTCACCGGCATCCTCGATCTCGTCGAGGAGCGCACCGATCCCGTCATGGGCAGCCAGCACTTCGTTCTGCGGGACGTGAAGACCACGGCGCAGACGCCTTCACGCCAGCGGTACGCCATCCAGATGACCGGCTATGCCGTCGCCGTCAAGCACGAGACGGGCCAGGACAGTGCCGATGTCATCCTCGACTTCCTCGTGCGAACGAAGCTTCCCAAGTACGTCCCCCTCTACGCCGACGTCACCAAGAACACGATCCGCCAGTTCAGCGACGTCGTGGGACAGGTGATGAATGGCATCAACGCAGGCAACTTCCCACCGAACGGGCTGGTCGGCACGGCCTGCTCGTGGTGTGGCTACCGAGATATCTGTCCGGCATTCAAGGAGTTCAGCAAGTGAGCGACGTGAACGTGGCGGTCGTGAGTGGATCGCTGGAGAAGGACCCGGTCATCAGCTCGACCAACACCGGCATCGAGATGGCCAACTTCTCGCTCGTCTGCACCGAGGAGTACCAGGGAAAGACGAAGGAGATCCTCGTCAAGTGCATGGCGTGGGGCGACACCGCCACGGCCGTGGCGGAGCTTCATCAAGGCGACCTCATCGTCGTGCAGGGGAAGCTGAATGGGAAGCGGAGCGAGAAGTCCGGCTACATCTCCATGGAGCTGACGGTCTCGCGCTTCATCGTCCCCTTCCAGCTGGGGGCGGGGCCGCTCTTCCAGTGAGGACGGAGTAATGCACTTCAGCGTTCTCGTGATGACCCGACAGGGTCTCGACGGCCAGATAGCTCGACAGCTCGACAAATTCGACGAGAACGATCCGAGTTGCACCAACCCGAAGTGGGACTGGTGGGTCATCGGCGGTGGCTTCAGCGGCATGCTCGACGGCTACGATCCAAGAACTAATCCGAAGAACTACAAGCCCTGTGCCTACTGCGAGGCGACGGGGATCACGACAGAGGCGGTCGCCGAGAAGCACCCCGCCTACAAGCCCCACGTCGGCAAGACGTGCATTCAATGCCTGGGAAGCGGCAAGAGGCTCGTTTCTCCATCTGAGCTGGAACCACACGAGGGAGACCATCGGGCGGCGATCCTGGTCACCCGCGAGTCTCTCTCCTACGTGCCCTACGCGATCATCGACCTTGCTGGCCAATGGCATGAAATCGAGTCCAGCGAAGAGGTTGAGGAGATCATCCAGAACAACCTGGCCTCCGTCGTAAGCGTGGTTGACTGCCATGACTGACGAGTCGATCTTCCGTCCGTATGACCCGCCCACCCAACAGGAACGTCTGCTGGAGCTACTCATCGAGTCGTTCCCAGAGGGCCTGAGCGCGATGGAGATCCTCCGTCGCGGTGGGATCTACCGGGCTGCGGCAAGGGTGTCCGAGTTACGTAAGAGGGGCTGGCTCATCGAGACAAAGACCGAGCACGGCAAGACGGCGGTATATCGCCTGACGAGCCTGACCAACATCTACTGGAAGCCCGAGCAGAAGGATCTCGGGCTGTGAGGAGGACCGACATGGCACGCAAGCAGGAACAACCACTCTCCGAGCAGGAGCAGCTGGAGATCGAGAGCCCAAGCGACTACGGCTCCGACGAGCCGACACCCGAGGCCATCGTCGACGCCGAGGACGCGGTCGAGCGCAAGCGACCGTGGGCGAGCGATCCGTTCATCAACCTCAAGGGCAAGATGTATCTGCCGGCTCGCCGGCGCATCCAGTGGTTCCGTGGTGACATCGAGCCACATCCACTTTGGACGATCGACACCGTGGAGCTGCTCCACGAGCGAGGCAAGCGGATCTCACCGTCAAGGATCGAGGGCGGCTATGCCCTGATCCGGGCCGAGGTGCGTGATGACACCGGCAGGCTCATCGCCGCCGGGTCGAAGAGCGAGCACAGCGAGAACTTCCCCGACTACTACGAGAAGGCGGAGACAGGTGCAATCGCGCGTGCGCTGGCAGTCGCCGGATACGGCACGGAGCTGGCGATGGACCTCGACGAAGGGGTCGCAGAGGACGGGTCGCTCCGGATCGCCGACAGCCCCGTCCAGGTCACAACATCCTCTGTTCCATCGGCAGGTCGGGGTGGACGAAGCACGACGCCGACCGAGGCCCACGTCCAGGAGATAGCGCGCCTCGCAGCGCGCCTCGGCCTGTCGGCCCGCGGGGTTGCCGACATGCTCAACTCCCTCCTCCCCGACAAGGTGAGCATCACGCTCGGGGATGATCCGGCTGAGGACTCGGCCACGATCAGGGCCTGGATCAGCAGGCTCTCCCCGGAAGAGGTGGCATTCGTCATCGACGCCATGCAGATGGCGATCAAGGCACGGCCATGAGATGGAGATCACGCACTACGTTCTCGATGGACACGAAGTACGAGAAGCCCCGCTGCGTGAGTGGGTGTCGTTCTTCGAGAACACGGACGCCCGCAGGGTAGCCCTCGACGTAATCGATAACACGAGCATCTCCACCGTCTTCATCGGCGTGGACGAGACACAGCTGTTCGAGACGATGATCTTCGGCGGCGGATATTCGGTTTTGTGCTGGCGATACGACACGTGGGACGAGGCCATGGAGGGCCACAGGGACATTGTTGCCCGCCTCCTGGTCGGCCTCCCACCGAGGAAGTGAGATGACGAACGAGAAGAAGGTGTCTCCTCTCCGTCCCGGGAACGAGAGGGAGGAGCCGGAACCGCAACGGCTGACGTTCGGCATGCACAAGATCTGCACGACCTGCAAGGGGACCGGGCGGCTCGGGCGATCTGACAAGTCGTCCGCGTGCATGCACTGCAGCGGAAGGGGGTTCGTTCCCTATGCCGGAATGTAAGCGCTGCTGCGTCTTCTACCGCAGCGGGTCGTATTACTCGCATCGACGCTCAGACACGCACCGCGACACCCTGGCACATAACCAGGACCGATTCGGTGCGCTGACGGTCAGGTGCAAGATCTGCGAGGAGCCATATCCGACGGGGGGCTACTCCGAGCACGCCCAATGGGAGCAGCACGTCAGGCTCACGAAAGCCGGAAGCAGACGCCTGCTCCGGGGCATCGCGCTCGCTACCTACGCCAATCGCCTGAGGAGGATCAGCGCTGCCGTCATGAGCGGAGTCACGATGGCGGAGGTAGGCAGGCAGTTCGGGATCACGAAGCAGCGCGTCCACCAGATCGCCAAGGATGCGCGGATCAAGAAGCCGATCTACGTCCGGCGAATACCAGCCACGAGGTGCTACCTCTGCGACGAGGCATTCACCTCGTGGTCAGACCACGCCATTGGTCCAGAGCACATTCGTCGGAGGGACGAGATCGGAAACTTCATCCGGAAGTACCGTCCCTCATGAACGTGCCGGGGGCGCTGGGCTTAAGCGGGGCACACGCCCCCCTTGCGGGGAGGCGTGGGTGCCGTACGGCCTTGGGGAATCGCGTACGCACCTTCCGAGAGGCTGGCCCCTGGTCTGCCTTTACGCCATCGCCTCTCGCGCCCGCTGTTCACCACAGCGCAGGACGGGGGTTCACGTGGAATCAGGGTGGTGCAAGCGCACCTCCGGGTCTATCTCCCGGCTCGTCCACGCCCGATGCACCACTTCGGCTTGCGCCTATCCTGGGCTTTACGGATGGAGTACGATATTCCTACATCGAGGATTGCGTGGAACCCTCGATGGGCTGGACCGCCGAGGCTGGAGAGCGCTTCGGCGGTCCTTTCTTTACGGGGCTCTCCAGCCGGCATAGTCTACGCCCCCGCCGGGGGCCGTACATGGCGATTCTGCAGCCGTTATCGTGAGGAGGAACAGCCCGTGCCACGCCCGGGCCAGGACAAGTGGCCCTGTGTCTTCCGCGGGATCTTCATCAGGGAGGTCGTCGATCCGAAGGTCAAGCGGGCCTACGATGCCGAGAAGAAGAAGGCCAACTTCGGCGATCTTCGACGGACATGGAGGGAGGAACACTGCAAGACACTCAATCCGTATGGGTCAGACACCTGCCCATATCCAGAGCACGACTGCGCCCTGGCCTTCTACAAGGCAGCGACTGACGCAGCCGTCGCAGACAACCCCGGTGGTGCGTTTCGCCGTAAGGCCCGCATCATGGCCCTCGACCGGGCCGAGAACAAACCGCTGAGCCGAGATGCGCCGACACGCGAAGCGCGATCCGGTGACGCCGGACCTGCGCCTGCAGATCTTCGAGAGGGATCAGGGGTGTATCGCCCCCCGACTCGACCTGTCCGAATCGGGTCGATGTTCGGGACGGCTCACGCTAGACCACGTCAAGGACAAGCCGATGATGGGAAAGCGAGCCCCAAGTGACCGAGCCCACCTTGTCGTCCTCTGTGAATGGCACCACCTCTGGAGCGGATGGGCAACCGCCAATCGACCCATCCTACGTGCTTATCTCCAGTCTCGGGAGTCGTGAGGTCCTGATCCTCGGCCCGGCCCGCTGTCAGGGCTGCGGCCTCCTGGTCTTTCTGTGGACGGACATGATCTGGCGCGACCCGAACCGTCGGGAGCACCACTGCAATCCAGCCAAAGCGCGCCACGTGGCCCAGGTGGGCCTCGACCGCTACCGCCCGCTCCATGAGCTGATCCCCCAGGCTCCAGAGGGCTACGAGTGGTAAAAGGGCATATCCAGCGGCTCTACGACCGCCGGGCTCTCTACTTCAACCGCAAGGCCATCTCGATGGGTCTCCACGGCACCGTGACGGCCGAGGAGCTGGTCGTCCTGCCGCTGGTCTGTCACTACTGCGGGATCGGCTTGACGCACTCCCTGACGGAGTTCGACCACCAGATCCCGTTCGAGCGGGGCGGCTCGAACACGATCGACAACATCGTCCGCTGCTGCAAACACTGCAACGGGACGAAGTTCACCAAGACGCCGACGGAGTTTCTCGAATTCCAGGAAGAGCCATTTCTTTGCATTGTGTGCGGTCGTTCTTTCCGACCACGATACAGTGACTGGAAGCGCGGTTACGGAACGACCTGCAGCCGGAAGTGTGCCGCCAAGAAGAGGTTCCTATGACCAGACTCATGCTGGCCCTCGGGGTGACGGGGTTGACCTTCGTCATCCTGCTCGGGCTGTATCTCCTCTACACGTTTATCGGTGAGATGGTCTGGATGCTGGCCATCGCCGCTCTCGCAGCTGGGGCGGGCATCTGGCTCGCAGATTGGGTGACCGAGAAGTGGGCCGAGCGCCAGAAGGAGCGCACCAAGGAGGGCTGAACCCCTGGGTCGTCGAGATCCCGGGTCAGCCGATCTCCGTCAACCACCTGTATCGCCAGACGTTGGTGAGGAGGGGGGATCGGACGGTACGGGCGCTGCGCAAGGACGACGGGGTGGAGAACTACCAGGTTCTCGCCTCGATGTGCACGAAGATGGCGGTGCCCAAACCGTGGAAGGAGTATCTGGCCGGCAGTCCCAAGGAGTACATCAGGATGCGCTACTGGTTCTTCTTGAACCACGACATGGACTGCTCGAACGCGTTCAAGGCGCTCGAAGACGCTATCGCCCATGCCCTCGGGATCAATGACAAGCGCTTCCTCCCCTGCGCCGTCGCCAAGACGACCGGGAACAAGGAGCCCTACGTCAAGGTCGAGGTGAGCGTTGATGGATAAGCAGATTCCAGCCCATGAGCCACGGGAGCCGTTTCTCAGGATGACAAGATGGAAGAAGGTCAAGAAGACAAACGGCTCGGAGTGGCAGTCGTCGGCGACGCACTGCTCCCTGTGCGGGGCCAAGGTCTATCTGGACGGGGACAGGTGGGTGCACCTTCCGAGGCCGGACAAATAGAAGGACAAATAGAAGGCGACTTGATGCTTCTTATCTGGATACTTGACGAGTTGCTGAGGCAGCACCTCCGGAACACCCTGTGGAGGGGAGTACATGAACATAGCGATCATCGGTAGCAGGACGTTCCCCCTGACCAAGGGGGTCGGCTACATCTTCGAGCTGATCGCAGGGCTGCGAGCCAACGACAGGGTCCTGGTGCGGCCATCCGAGGGCGTCGATTACATCGCCAAGACGCTCGCCGGGGCACTCGATATCCCCGTCACGGAATTCAGGGCAACAGGCGGTCGGGAACTCGTCTTCAAGCGGGACGAGGACCTAGTTGCATATGCCGACCGTATTGAGGCATTCTTTGACCCGGATCACGTCATGGAAGGCGGGACCGGACATATCGTGGAGGTGGCGCTCAGATCCGGGAAGCCGGTCAGGGCGTGGACGGTCCGCGATGGGGAGCTGGAACTGGTCGGAAGCGATACGTGAAGATCGACGAGGCACAATTGCGCCGCGCCACTGAACTCGTATCCTTCTTGGCGTCCGAGTATTACGAAGAAATTCCGCTCCGCATCCACACGAGGGGCACCGATAACCAGTCCCGTATCGGTGCCCCTCCCTTTGCGCCCGAGTTCATCAAGTGGATCGACGCCGGCTCCGACGACGAGCGCTACAAGGACAAGCGGGCCCGCCAGCGGGGCGAGTACACGAGCCACGATCACCGACAACGGGTGACCCGGGTGATGCGGGAGATCCGGCGGGTGGCGCCCAGGGAATACTTCGTCCTGAGCCTCGCCACCACCAAGGCGATGAGCGTCGGCCAGATCGCCACCGCCATGAACGATCGTGCCGAGCAACGTGGGCTGGAGGAGCGCTACACCGTCAACGACGTGACGGCGCTGCTGCTTCTCGCCCTGAGCAAGGCGGTCGCCTGGTACTGAGCACAAAAAGAAGGCCCCGGCCTGCTTGGTGAGTAGCAGACCGGGGCCATGTCCCCGTAAAGACAGGGACGATTGTGCTCTATGCGGTTCCAGAACGCAAGCCTTAAATGATCCCGTAGATATGGAGCAGGGTGGTAGCGGCGAAGATGCCCAGGGTGATGAGGATGCCGACCATCCAGCGGTTGTTCTGAGCAATCTTTTCCATCAGGGCACTAGTTGCATCCTGCCTGACGGTCACCTTTTCCTCGGCGATGATCTTCTCGTCGTAGTTCTCGAACTTGGCGTCGACTCTCTCGATCAGCGCCGCATGTTCTCGTTCGAAACGGCCGACCGACATGAGCTGGTGGCTACTGGTCTCTAGCGCTTCGATGTCCCTCCGCAAGGATGACATCTCTGACAGGAGCGACGAAGTAGCCTTGTCGATAGCCGTATCGGTGAGGATGTGCTCCCGCTCATGAAATTCTCGGTGTTCATTGTTGAGGGCTGCCAGGGTCTCGAACTGGGAGTTGGTGATCTGCCGCTCGTACGCGAGAGCAGCGTCTCGAATGGCGACCTGAGATGCGAGAGCTTGATCAGATAGGCGTCGCTCATAATCGATACTTTGGTCGACGAGTTCACGGTGCGCATTGACTTCACGCTTGGCGATCTCTCGTTCATAGTTGACTGCTTGGCGGATCTTGCTCACGCTGACCTCCAGCTAACGCCGGGTGGTGGCGCTTCCTTGGCCGAGCGGAGATCAGCTCTGAGCCGCAGTTGGGGCATTTAACGGCCTTGTTGCCCGGGATTTTGAGCATGCCGAAGTAGGAGGTTGGCGGGCATTTCGGGCATTTCAGGGGTAGGCCGTATCCATGCCCGTCCATGGATCAGGCCGTGCCGCTAAGCATCGAGGGCCTTCCAGATTTCCCAGATCGCATTCATGTATGCGTAGGGGAGGAAGGCATCGCCGCTGGCGCCCCACGTCGAGCCGAAGCTGTTGCGGAGCCGCAGCGCCTTGCGGTTGTCGTCCCAGCCGTCGATGACGATCGCGTGGCCACCGACCTTGTAGTCGGGGCGCCGCATGATGTAGTTGACGTTGCTCTCCGGGCTGATGTTCCAGGAGTGATACCAGGCCATGGCGCAGACGATCTCGCCATAGGTCTTGACGGCGGTCTTGATGGCCGTGGTGCTCTTGGAGACGGCGTAGTACGACTTGATCTTGTGCTTGGACGGCTGGCCGATGGATACGACCGGGTAGCCGACCCGAAGGAGCCGATCCATGGCGCTACGGAGGTAGGCGCCGTTCTGCGTTCCGCCGATCTGGCGGAAGAACAGGGACTCGTCGAAATTCCAGAACTTGGCCGGGCTCTGGTCGTCGCGGTCCTGGTAGGACTTCAGCGACGAGGTCGAGTAGGCCACGCACTGCGGCGTCGAGCCCTGGTTCAGGATGGGCGGGCGGTTTGGCACGACGTAGGTCGTCGGCAGGCTCACACCCTGGGGATCAATCCCCTGAGCTTCGTACAGCTCTTCAATCTGCCAGTCTCGCTCGTCGGGCGGAGACTGCTCGGCACCCGGGTTGAATTCCTGGGCGAGGGAAACCGTGATGGTTTCCTTTTCCGAGACGAGTTCTTTTTCCATCGCGTCTCCTTACTTGACGATGCTGGTGGCTGCGGTGAGGCGTTGGTCGAACGACAGTGATCCGTCGTCTTCGGCCAGCAGGTTGTTCCAGATGATGTTGTAGGCGGCTGCGCCGACGACCGTGGCGATGGTGATGAGCTGCACCACGTTCTCAATGCTCAGCTCGGCACCGGACAGCAGCGCCCCGAACACGCCAACGACGACATAGCAGATGAATGCGATGACGGCGTTGATGGAGCGGGAGAAGCCCTGCTGCTTGATCAGCGCGATGAGGATCGGGCTGATGGCCGAGAAGATGATGAACGCGGTGTTCTGCATGGGGTCAAGGACGGGGTCCACTGCTACCTCCTATGTGTTCTGCCTGGGCGACATCGCAAATGGGCATAGAACCTCCATGGTTCCGGGGGTCCTGATAGGAGGGAGAGCGGTCGTGCATGGCACGATTGGCCCAGAAGGGCGTATCAGGCTGGGATAAGTGTACCCCGGCCGATCAGCTTGCTACAGCGTCTGCGTAGAAAGATCCTGTCATCGTGTCGAGCGTGATGGCGTCCGCAGAGAAGCTGTAGATCCCCGCCTTGTTCTCCAGGACGGCGAGGCGCGCTAGCGCATCCTCAAGAAGCGCGTCGAGCAGCGACCCCGGGAGGTACCGCTCAAGGGCCTCCGCCAGCGCGATGACGCTGGGTGGCTCAGTCCCGTGGTGGTCGAGATCCCGGTCGTGCGTCGCTCTGCTCATGTTCCCAACGTCCTGCAGGTTACATACATCGTATCGGTCGCCACGGGCGCCGACGTCATCGTGAACTCACCTGAGGCTGGATCACTCTCGGTATAGTGCGTGTCGCGCACCTGCTGCAATCCATTGAGATAGACGACAAGTGTGTTCATGATGTAGGCGAATTTCACAGTGAACACCGTCCTCGACCCGTCCATGCTTTCGAGCGGCGTGAGCGTGGCATAGTCACCGTAGCCAGCATCGGTCGAGTCGTCGGTGATCGCATTGATGGCCTGCGCTTCCGTGGCCGGCCTGTAGTTGAGGATCGTCTTCCACAGGGCGATGGGGTCCGTGTACTGCAGGCTGAACTCGCCGTTGAACTGGACGTGGGCATTCCCACCTGGATCAAGCTCCGGGAAGGTGATGCGCAACGTCCGACACGGCATGTACTCGGAAACGTCGAAGCTGGCCAGGTTGATGCTGACGATATCGCCGGCGATGATGTGGTCCGGTGTGCCGTCCAGCTCCGGGACCTGTTCCCCGAACCAGGTGAACTCGAAGAACCACTGGGGATAGCGAAGACCCTTCTGCTGTCCGTACACATCTGCGCCTGGGGGGCCATTTACGATTACGTTGGCCCGAGCCTTGACGGCCGAGAGGATCTTCAGCTCATTGAAGTGGGTCTCGGAGATCTGCCAGCGTCCGTGGGTGTCGATCGAGCTGCCCGGAACCAGGTCACCGTCGTCGATCCAGCTCTTTCCGGCGACGTAGGTGTAAGAGTCAGTGTCGTCCTGGATGCGGGCGAAGACGGTCGAAGTTGTCGCAGGGGCGCCACCACCCCAGATCAGCGCGTCGTTGATGATCAGGGTGCCATCTTCCGTGCCCGAGACCTCCCGGAACCCCCAGGTCGCCCCCTGGTACTCGTCCGGGCTAGTGGTGATGGCGTTGTAATTCGGACTGTCCGAGAAGCCCCAGCGCTTCTGGATCGTCTCGTAGGCGTGGTAGTGCACCTTCTTGTCGGGACCGATGTAGAACACGGCCCCAGCCCATGCCGCCTGCTCGTCGAACTGGTCGCGGATCTTCGTTCCCTGCTGCTTGTAGAAGAAGGTCTCGTCTGAATCGTCCGGCAGAACAGCGGTGATGTCGTCGATTTCCGAGGTCGCATCGAATCCGCTGGGGAAGTCGCAGTATGTCGACAGCAGGGTCCGCAGGACGTAGCCATCCATGGTGGTCTTGGCCCAGCCGGTTTCGTTGGGGGCGTGGCCAAGGTAGTTGGTCGTCTTGCGGATGAAGAGCGTGTCGAACAGGACGTTGTAGTCGACGCCCTCCAGCCGCCAGATCCGCTTCTCGTACGCCTCTGGGTTCGAGGTGTTATCGGCGGGGAACGGATAGGTCATCCCCACGCGCTTGACATATCCCCCGAACATGGGGATGCCGTCGATGTAGAGGCGGATCTCCCGCCCCGTCACGAAGTCGTAGGACTGGTCCGGGTCCTTGACGCGGAAGCTGAACGTGCCGGCCACGGCGTTCATCTGCGACTCGAACTGGGCATCCTCGAAGAGGACATCGTTCGTGATGTCTACCGGCGTGCCCGCATCGTCGTAGGTGATCTGGACCGTGCTTCCGCTCATGCTTCCCCTAGCTGGCTATCAGATACGTGACGATCAGCGTCTGCCCGACAGATGGCGTGAACCCGAGGGTGATGACCCCGGTCGCAGGCGAGGTCTGGGTGAAGTTGAACTGGGCCAGGCCATTCATCGTCACCAGGACGGTCCCGGCAACATACGGATGGGCGAGCGTGATCGCCGCCGACCCGGAATACGTGACGGTCTGGCTGATGACGCCAGTCGACTGCTCCGCCCCTTCTTCTTCTGCCGGGTCAACGACTCCAGAGACAGCTTCCCAGCGGATGAAGTTGTCGAAGTAGAAGTTCGTGTACCCGCCGCCAGTCGTGTATGTCTGGACCTGGAGATCGAACGCGCCGACCGTCCAGGGCAGCGGATCTGTGTTTCTCGAAATCATCCAGGTCGGCTCGGTTGTCCCGCGCTCCCATACCTTGGCAGTTACGCTGCTTCCCTGAACATTCACCTTGACTGTATACCAGGTCGCATTGGTGAAAACGAAGTCAACCGATGTCTGGATAGCATCGTATGTATCCAGGTAGACCTTATCGGCTACGGACGAACCTCCGGTCAATGTCATGTTGAGTCCGCCAGTACCGGTAGTGGGATTATCTGCGAGCGAGAAGAGAATTGACGTATTCGTTCCCCAACTATCCACCATGAAATCGAAACTGAAGAGACTCGTCGAGGAGGTCAGAAGCTCGTCGGGGAACCCAGCCCCAGTAAGGGGGAACCAGTTAGATCCGCCCTCATTCAGGGTGAGGTAGCCAGAGTTGTAACTAGAGGTTGGGTTCACAACCCGAATCCGGCCCACACCAGATTCGACAGAGAAATCAGCATCTCCATCGGTGGAGTTGTACCAAGGATCAGATGTACCTGACGTATCCGCCCACGCTAGCTGGCTGTGGCCCAATCCGATCGTCCGATCGTCCCAGTCATCGATGACATGGGCGACAAGCTGTGTGCAATCAGGATCGGCGCTCGTTACAACGAGGTCATCAATCCAGATCTTCTGCCCGCCTATACCCTGCAAGAAGAAGTATCGGCCCGTTGCGGTCGTTGGGACGGTCCAGATGTCCCAACCAGTCCAATCTGACGGTTCGCTATCCGTGGTCTTCCAGAACCGCACGTAAGAGGCTGTCGAGGTGAAGTGGCAGCGAGCGTTGTACCAAGCTCCGATTGTGGCTGTTGGCTCCGTCCCGCTGCCATAGTCTTCGTCGCCGGATGCCCACCCAGCGTCGGCAAAGACCTTGATCTTTCCGGAAGAAACCCGGCTGTCCCAGCCGCACAAGGCAGAAGCGTCGAACGCATCGGCTGCGTCCATGATCCCGCCCTGGAATGACGAATAGGTCCCGTCGTATTTGAACTTGAAGGTGACCGTGACGTCTGTTCCCGAGATTGGAATACTCAGCCCGCCAGCGTTCCCGCTCGGAGAGATCCCAAATCCGCTGATGATCCCGGTCGATCCGTCAACGGAGAAACAGGAATCTGGGAAATAGCCAAGGTGGTATGGAAGCCAGGTCCCGCCGCTAGTAGAAGTCCCCCACCCGTTTGACACCGTTCGGGTGAATGAGTCCGATGCTCCTCCCCCAGCTTCCAGGCAGTTGGCGTAGCAGGGAGAGCCCTCGTATTCGATGCCGATGTAATCCTGCGTCAACTCGAATGTGGCCGATTGCGTCCCAGATGTGTAGAGCGAGGAGTTGAGGGTCTGCCCCGCTCCTGTCAGCGCCACACCAGGAGAAATAGAGAACGTGATCGGAGATCCACCATCTGGGAGCAGCACAGCCGAAGCGGTCGTCCCCGAGACGGCGACCGTCAACATCGCCCATTCGTCTGCTGCCCATCCGGTAATTGCCTCAGTGTCCTCCCACTCATCCACCCCGTTGTAGAAACGAAGAGCGAGATATGGACTTAGGACGTTGTACCGGACCTCGAAGCAGAGGATGGAGTCCTCGTCATTCCAGGCCGTCCAGCATGGCCAGAAGAGGGCCTCTCCTGATGTTGGTGCAGGATTCCATTTTAACCGCGTCGTCATGGTGTAGTCGCCAGTGGCTGGGGATGTCGTCGTCTCCCCGACATATCCGCTTGTACCGGTGATACTCAGGACGCCTGATTCACCATCGACTTCTGACGCCCCATTAGTTCGTGGTGTACGAGCAGACCAGACCGAACCGGCACTCCCAGTGCCCCAACCGCTCGCGACCGTTCGATTGAAGTTATCCCAGGCGTATAGCGAGCAGCGGTCGACCCCCTCAACGTCGATATCGTCTATGACTAGTTCCGTATCTCCCCATTCGACTTCTGGCGATTCGTATTGGATGTAGATCCCATTCCCGGTCCATGCGTTTTCAGTAGCCAATGATTGGGTCAGCATCCAGTCAGTAGGTTCCGATCCACTAGATGGCCATATCTTGGCTCGTGCCTCATCGCCATCGATGCGTTCAATTAGGACTCGGTACTCCGTGTTATACGAGAAATCGAATTTCATCTTTGCATAATCACTGGCTGGATTGTCGAGCGACAACCAAAGGTTATATACATCGGGGTCGTCGGGGTACAGGTCCTTCGAAACCGCAAAATTAAGCTCGCCCTCTGCCCCTCGGAAGCCACCTAGATCGAAAACAACATTGGGCTGTGGGAACACATCAGCATCGGGGTTAGTTACCTCGGCTGTAAATGTGAACGATGCGGTAAAGCTCGATGGTATCTCTGGCGAGAGATACATCTCAGAATAGCCATATCCTTGCCCAGCTTCGCAAAGAATATGGCCAGCTGACCCATCAACCCAGAAGGTAGCGTCATCCCAATCAGAGTACGTGTACCAGGGAAGCTGGCAATCGGCTGTTCCCCACCCGAACTCACCCCAGCTAGGTGTCGAGGCTGCGATCGTCCGTGTGAACGTATCGGTGATGCCGCAGATCTCGTCGGTGCAGCCTCCTCCTCCTCCTCCTTCTCCTCCGCCCCCAGGGATCTCAGGTGGAGTGGTGTCCGGCGGTTTGGGGTATGGGAGGATGCCAGGGGCGTATGGATCGAAGAAGGACCAGTTCGAGTCCAGCTCGTGACTGAGCGTCAAGTCATAGCGCGGAACGTCGGGAGAAAGCCAGCGCAGGCGGAGATGCCTGATCGGGATCGTGTCGTCGTAGTCCCAGACGTCAGACACGACATGCACCTTGTGGCCCGCACGCAGCCCGTGCTCGAACACCGTTGCCGTGAGCGAGACCTTGTCGTACTTGCGTCCCCGCTTCGATGTTGACGTCCCGTTGACGTAGGAGGCAGCGATCTTGTCGATCGAGGCCTGCTTGTAGATCCCACTCACCACGCCACCGAACTGCCAGCGGTTGTGGGTCGTGATCGACGACTCGCTCTCCAGCCGCTCGTAGACAGGATCTTCGCTGCCATAGCCGGCCCCGATCAGCAGGATGTCGTTGATCATCTGGGTGCCGTCTTCGGTGATGGTCAGGTTCTGGCAGCCGTGGTAGTCCCCTGTCGGATTGTCCGAGAGCGCGAACGGGGCATCCTCGACATCGACGTCGCCCCAGACCAGCTTCCGGTCCGGATCGATGTACCAGATGGGCGAGAGCCACGAGGCCATAAGCCGCATCGAATCCACCCAGGGGGCACCCGGCTTGATGGGAGCGCCCTTCTGATCCTCGTTGATCGTGCCGAGGCTGGAGATCCTGGAGTGCGTGTCGATGTCGTCGCCCGACAGGTCGAGGTAGTCGCTGAACAGGTCGGCCAGGGCGGTCGTATCGAGCGTGTACGCCGGGTACATCGGCGTGTCGCCGTTCCTGGGGTTGCTCAGGTCGTAGACGATCCGCTTCTGGAAGAGGATGTTGATGTCTACGCCCTCGATCTCGAACAGCCGCTCCGCAGTCGAGAACGCAGGGAAGGGGTAGACGCGCTTCACCCGCATGACGTAGCCGGTCCAGAGGTTGAGGTTCGCCACCTTGACGTAGATCTGGTGACCGGTCGTGAAGCCGTCGGTCCGATCCGAGTCGATGAGCGTGATCCTGCAATTCCCCGGGTTGCCGTTGACCTGGGAGACGAACTCCGTCCGGGTGAAGATCACCTCGCTGGTCACGTCCACGCCATTGATCGTGATCGAGACGGTCGTCGGCACGACCTCGCCCGTATGCGGTGAGACCGGGTAGGTGATGTACTCCTGGTCCCTGATGATGGCACTGGCCGAGAACGAACCGCTTCGTGATCCCTTGAAAATGGAGCTAGCAGTCAGCGAGCCATACCCGAATCCCCGGATACAGGCGTCTGCTCCAAAAGAGCCGGTATTCGTTATGACCAGATAGGCGTCGGCGTTAGTCTCAGCGGTCGATGTTCCGCGGAAGATGGCATCCGCCGTGAACGACCCAGGCGTCGTCTTCCTGATGAGCGCGCTTGCCGAGATATCGGCCGATACCGTCTGGACGAAGAAAGCGCTAGCACCAAAGCTGTCCGAAACGGAGAGGAGAATGAGGGCATCGGCGGCGAAATCGTCCTGGCGCGCTGCCGAGAGAATCGCATCGCCCGACAGCGATTCTGAGATCGTCTTCTCGATGACGGCATCCGTCGAGAAGTCGCCAGTGACGATCGTAGCGTTGGTGATAGATGCGTCGGCTGAGAAGTCGCCAGACGCCTGAGACTTGACGATGGAGCTGGCCGAAAGCGAGCCGCTGGCTGTCGAGTGGATGATGGCGTCTGCGCCGAAACTCCCTGTATTAGTAACAGCGAAGAAGGCGCTGGAATCGAAGGATTCTATCTGTGTTAGCTTTACGATCGCGTCTGAGTCGAAGCTAGCGGATGTAGATCGGCTGACGATGGCGTCGGCGGAGAAGTCGTCAGTAACCGTGCTCGCAATATAGGCATCGGCGGAGAACTGACTAGACGAAGAGGCTCGAATGACGGCGTCGGCGGTCAGGGCTGACCCAGTAAAGGCTACGATCAGGACAGCGCCGTCATCTCCTGATTCAGTTGACCCGACGATGTCGATGCCACCGTAGGAGCCGCTGGTTTGGGCCACCGTCAGGTACCAACACGACAGCCGATACCTGTTGCCTGAGAACGCATATCCAGTATCGGCACCGGCTGTGAAGCCGCTTACCGTGGACGGACCTGGATCGGGCGTGGCTGGCTGCTTGATCTGGATGACATAGATGATTGCCGGTACGCCCTGCGCCGGGGTGATCGTGGGGACTGGCGGAGTGCTGTCGTTGGTGAACGAGGCGGCGAGATACGACCCCCTCGTCGGAGATACGAGTCCCGCTACCTCCTCGACAAGCCAGCAGGCAGAGGTCAGGCTGCTGAATGATTGCTCTGTTCCGGCCGACGATGCCTTGTAGGCGATAGCGCCCGAGCGGTTGTTGGTGGCGTTGTTGAAGACGACCGGCTCGTCAGTGAACCCCGCCGAGAAGTTGATGACCGATCCGTCGGCCACTCCCTTTCCCGCAAACTGGAGGAGGAGATGGCCTGCCCCACAGACACTGGGGAAACTGACCGAGGTAGCGCCAGCACTGCTGTTCCCTGCCGACCCACCCTGTATGCGCGTAGGCGCAGAAGGGAAGGCAAATGTTCTCTTGATGATCGCATCGGCCGAGAAAGAACTACTCCTCGACGCAGATACAATCGAGTCTGCGCTGAAATCATTCTCGACAGTGTCGACTTCCAGCAGGAAGGCGCCAGATCCGTCTTCCAGAAGATAGGCGTCTGTTCCATTCTCCAAGAGGAGACGACTAGACATGGCGCCTCCTCGTCTCTGTCAGTAATGACAGCGCATACGGGTTTATGCCACCAACTAGGTGAAGCGAACCCAGTCAACATATGCTTCGGCTTGGACGCTGTTGTCTTGACCCGAGATCATGATCGCCACGGAACCAACCGTGAAGCCCGGGTTGACGGCCGTGTTGATCGTCCGAAACACCTTCCCCCCGAGGGAGAACTGCGTCGTGACGCTCGTGCTGGATGCCACGACAAGCCGTAGATAGCAGGGCAGGCCGACACCCCATGCGACATCTCCGCCCCAACTGGATCGCGCTGTTCGACTTGACCAGATGCCGTATCCAACATTGGAATCGCCCGGGCCGTAGGTGCTCGTCGAGCCGTATTGGTGTCCCATGTACTTTCCCGGAGAAGCCTCTCCGACCATCAGGTGTGTCGAGCGATACGAGGCGCCCGTCAGTTGATCAACGAGTTTCATCGTGACGGTGAACGGCGTCGAGGGTGCGGACCTGAGTATCCCGTGTAGCTGGAACGTGCCGGTACTCGCGCTGTATAGCCGCACCAGCGAGTTGGCGACAGTAATCGTCGGGCTGCCGATCGTTGTCCAGTCGCCATCGAGTGACGAACCCTCAAACTCGTCGTCGTAAGCCGAAGGGCTAGTGGGAAGGCAATCGGCGGAACCGGCTAGACCCGGTATCACAATCTCGGCCGAGAGGGCGCTGCTGGCAGCTGCCGTGATATAGGACGCATCGGTTCCTAGAGCGGTACCAATTTGAGCAAGAGTGATCTTTTTGCTTGCGCCGCCCTGGTTGACGGCAAACTCATCAGTCCCGGCGGGGGACGTTACGGCAGTCAAGGCGGAAATCTTGGTGTCAGCCATGTCCCTCTCCTACACCGGCCGGCGGAAGCCGAGCAGGCTCGCCTTGAGGTTCAACTTGCGCTCGATCCGATCGACGAGCAGATCGATATCGCGGTCGTCGCGGACGCTGTTGCCTGTCACATTGATGACGACGGTGGTGCCAGTTCCGCCCATTGGCGTCGCCATGACCTCGCGCGGGTTGGAGAGAATGGCGACCGTCTCCGTGCCCGCCTCGCCAACGGTCATCGTTTGGGCGCCAGTCGTATTGAAGAGGGCGCCGGAAGCTTTCGCCTCTATCCCCCTGTAGTTGGACCGCTGTTCATTCGTCTGCCCAGTCGGGTTCGTGAGCGCCTGCCAGTAGATCTTGACCATGTTCTGGAAGTTGGACGCGATGGCGACGTACCACTTGTTGACAGAGCCCATGACGGTCGCGGAGGCGGTGATGGCGGCACTCACTATGGCGTTCTGGTTCGCCATGTTCTGCTCGATGTAGGAGTTGAGCTGGTTGGCGACACGCTGCCGCTTCTTGTCCAGAACAGCCAGCTCCTTCTCGTTGAGGGCGATCTGGATGTTGGCTACGTAGCTCTTATCCAGAAGCTCAAGACCCTTCCGCAGATCGGTGATCTGGCGCTCGACCGTGACGTCGAAGATCTTGATTCCGAGGCGGTATTGCTTGCCGGCGATCTTCGCCTGTTCCTTCTGGATGTCGAGCTGCTTCTGAGCGTATGCGGCCTCGATCTTCGCCTGCTCGATCCGGGCGGCGCGCTCCTCCGCGGTCACACCCGGGGCCTGGAACCCTGCGATGGCGACCTGGAAGTTGATCTGGCGCTGGGACAGCTGGATCGAGATCTGCTGCGCCTGGAGAGAGAGCGCCTGGTTCTGGCGCTCCAGAAGCACCTGCTCCCTGTTCAGGACACCGAGACGGCCCTTCTCGGCATCAGCCACCCGCCCCGCCAGCGCGAGCGCGTCGTTGTAGTCACGGAGCATGATCCGGCGCTGGTTGTGGTACTGGGCCGCGGTGAGGTTCGCCGAAATCCTGGCGCTTTCTGCGCTGATCCTTGCCATCTCCTGGCCGATACTCGTGAGGGTATCGAGCAAACCCCGGGCGGCAGGCTGGTCGGCCGGGCTGATCATGTTCAGCACGGTCTGCTGCTGCTCGGCGATCGTTTTCCCATATGCTTGCTGCTCAGCCGTTTGCAGCGCCTGAACGCGAGCCGCCTGGACCGTCAGTGCCTTCCCGCCGGTCGGAACCTCCGCGATCAACGGAGCGAGGCCGGCTTCTACCGGCACCGGCGGTTCCATGAGCCGCTGGAGTGCTCCTTGGGCAGGAAGGGCAACGTTCCGCTGGAAGCGGGCCATCATCTCGTTGCCTTCGAGTTGGGCCGTCAATTGCTGCTTGGTGAGGTTGATGAATTGCTGCTCGTCTACGTAGGTCCGTCCAGTAGCAAACTGCTGGACAAGCTCAGCGACAAGCCGAGCCTGTTCGGCTGGTGTCTTCCCGGTGAGGCCTTCGACGCCGACCCCGGCCCGCATCATCTTGTCCAGCAATGCCGGCGCCTCGCCACCGAGCCTTTCGCCTGCGGCAACCATTGCGGCCCGGACATCCTTGTCGACATCGTCAAGCTTCGTACCGAACTCCTTGAAGCTCACGGCCGTTTGAGAGGTCGCCGAGTCGAGCATGCCCATGTGGTATGCGCCGCGTCTGGTCGTGGCGTTCAGGTCGTCGATGTACTTGGTCCGGACCTTCTCGGATGCGGATAGCTTGTCGGCGACTTCCGTGCTGACCTTGATGCCGGCAATCTGGTCGCGATAGGCGTTGATTTCGTTCTGGATCGGCCGATTCTGGGCCTCAACCGCTCTGACTGCGCCTTGATACTGCTGTTCTGACGTGTACCCCTCTCTGATCGGAGTGGGGGTGAGCTGCGCCTCCAGGTTGGCGATGTACTGCTCCATTTCAGGAGCTGGATTCAGGTTGGTGATATCGGCGGTGAATGCAGTGATGTCATCGGATACACGCTGAAGTACGCCGGGAGTACCGCCCATCTGCTCGGCCAGCAACGCCCCGCCAAGGATTCCGCCCTGCCCCTCGAAGAGGTTCGAGGGGTATCCCATGTACTTTCCGGTGCCACGCGAGGCGTACGAGGCGGCTCGCCACATGTCAGAGGCAGCCATGTTGGCCCTTGATCCAGCCATGGCCTGGGCGCTTGGCATGACGTTTGCGCCAATGAACTTGGCTGCTTCGTCAGAGAGGCCAGCCATGACAGATTGCTGGGCGAGCGCCGCCTGTGTGTTGCCATGCAAGGCGGTGACCTGGTCGCGAAGCGACTTGGTGACCTTGTCGTTGGTGGCCTGGAAGTGGAGGCTCTGGTCAGCGGCCCTGCCAGTGGCATCCATTACAAGGGCCATTCCCTTGTCGATGGCCGCGCTGAACATTGTGAATGCCTTGACACCGACGAACAGACCGCCGACCTGCATGAAGGACGCCATGCGGCCAGATGCCTTGCTGAAGGCGTCGTCTGTCTCCTTCAGCCGCTCAGTCGCAGTTTTCTCGGCCGCAGCCCGTTCCTCGGTGCTCTTTGTAAGCCTCTCAACTTCCTGATTGGCTACCTTGTATGCGTCGCTACTTTCCTTGTATTGCGCCTTGATTGCTTCTCTGTTCTGTACCGCCAGATCAAGACGCTTCTCTTCGAGATTGGTTTGTTCCTTGGCGGTGACGAGGGCGTTGTAGGCCTCGGTCCGCGCCTCCAGAGCGCGCTCCATGCGCGGCTTGACGCCGGTCAGGCGGGCGAAGATCTGGGCGAACGCGACACCAGGAGCGCGTTCCGGCATCATCTGCCGGGCGTAGGCGAACTTGCCTAGCTGTTCCTGAACCTGCGCTTCGGCCACTGCCCTGGAGGATGGCCCTCCGCGTTCCTGTCGCGGCTCGGTTTCGAGATCGAGCTTCCTGATCGCTTCTTCGTACTGCTCCTGCGCCGTGGGCTTTGGCTTCGGTTCGCCAGCAGCCTTAGTCTTCTTTTTGGCGTCGGCATCCGCTTTCTTCTTCTCGTCGGCTGCCTCTTTCGCCGCCCTTGCCCGAACCTTCTCTTCACCCTTGGCCTGGGTGACTTCCGGTTCCATCTCGGCCTTCATCCGCCTGACTTCGGCTCGCCACATGCGGTCGATCCCAGAGGTTTCAGCCGCGCCACGGGCAGTCGTTGCAGCCTTGAAATCAGGCGGGAGCATGCTGACGCCCGAGCTTGTGATTGGCCCAGACGGCAGCATCGTGATCTTCGGATACTTCGGAGCCGCAGCAGCCACGGCCGGCGCTCCGGAGGTCTTGGCTTTCTCCTCTTCGGCAGCCTTGGCCTTCTCATCGGCCTCGATCCGCTTGCCAAGCTCGCCGGATACGGCAGCAGCACCGACTTCTTCCTCGGTGGCATAGCCGTACTTCTTCATGACGGCTTCGACCGAGGTCTCGATGGGCTCGTTCGTGTGACCGCTAAACCCTGAGCCCTTCATCACTTTGAACAAGGACCCGGGCTGGGTCGTGTTCGTCAGGAGCTTGTTCAGTTCATCGAAGTTCGTTACGTGAACATTGACGACGCCCTCGCCGCCGCCAGGCATCTTGCCGGTCTTTGGAGGCTTCGGCTCGCCTGGACCGCCGGTCGCCGCCCCGGCCTTGATCCCCATGTACTGTTCGGCGACCGCCATCTCCTCGGCGTTGGTGACGCGGCGACCCATCTGCGGGCCACCCTCCCAGAACGCCCAGGTCTGGCCCTTCTTCTTGCGCTCGTAGCGGATCTTCTCGGGCTCCACCTCGCCGCCGAGCGTTGTCGGCATCGCCTTGCGAACGCGCTCCGCTCGCTGTTCCCTCTCAGTTGCCTGGAGACGATCGAGCGTCGGCTGCAGCTCCTCGTTCTGGGCACGAAGTTCGGCGATATCCGGTTCGTACTGAGAGCCTGCGTAGAATGCAGCTGGACCCTGTGCCTCACGCGCTCTCAGGTATGTCTCCCGCTCGGCCGCAATCTGCTCGGGCGAGACCTTCGGCTTGCCAACTAGTGGCGCCAATTCCTTGAGCCTGGCCTTGACATCCCACTTGACCGCGAAACGCCTTCGATAGTTGAAGCCGGTCTTCTTGGCGTTCCTGGCCCAGTAGACATCGTTCCGGACTTCATTCGCTACCCGATCCCGGATTTCCTTCTCAGTCCAGCGCTCTTCGAGGCGCTCCTTTGCTCGCTCATCGAAATACGACAGCTGATCGGTAAGCCATTTGCGCCGCATGGGAACAGAGGTGGCGTCGAGCTGCTCGGCCCTGGACCGAGCCTCCTCGCCTCTTTGCTCCAGTTCCCGAATGCGGGTGTTGTTTATCGCGATCGTGCTCTTGATGCGCTCGATCGCTTGCCTGTTGGGATCGCCCTTCGCTTTCCGCTGGCCACGACGGTGGCGGGCAGCAGCCTTCTCGCCGGCCTCCATGCCGGCGTAGCGACGAAGCGTTTCGATGTCCTCTGCGGGCATCTGCCTCGTCATTTCCTCTTCGACGAAGCCGTGGTAGGCAGCCCGCTGTTCCTCGGTCGGTTCCGCTATCTCCTGGAACTGCGCCTTGAACGGGGCCTCGATCTCGCCGGCTCGCCTTCGCAGGCCACGGAGTCGCTCGCGCAGGGCCTCGGAGGCTGTGCCCCTCGCGCCCTCGTAGAGTTCCCTGCGCTTCTGGATGCCAGCTTCGGTGCCGCCAGCGAATGCTTCTCTGCGAGCCTGTCGCATCGCAGCCGCTTCATCGAAGGGATTGATGACGCCCTCTTCGGTGATCAGCTCGCGCGGGCCTTGAATACGGTATCCAATCCCGAGTTCCCTGGAAGCTCCAAGCTCAGCCCCGTATTGAGCCTGCTCAATTCCCTTCTCGGCCCTCAACCAGCGTTTGACGTTGGATGTCGCCTTGACCGGCTTGCCGGCCCGAATGGCGTCGAGGACCGCACTCGCAGATCCCCATTCATCGACAAGGGCGCGGGCAGGTTTGACAACCCGGGACTCATAGCCCCTCGGGGTCATGCTGCCCGAGATCCTAGCCCGCTTCTCTGCCGCGACCCTTCGTGCTTGCCTCGGGGTGGGGACAGTTCCACGTGCGACGCGCTCGCCAAAACGGCGCTCGTTTTCCTCGAACGCACGCCGGCTCGAACCTGGCTTTACTCCCCTGCTGGAAGCCCATGACGGACGGAGGGCGTTCGGGCCGGTGTCGCGATCGGAGCCTGGGCCAGTCTCCCCCCAACGCGAATACCACTCCCCGATCAGCCCCTCATTGGTCAGGAAGTCGGCCTCATTCTGATTGATCGTTATGCCGAGCTGCTGGAGTGCCTCCGGATAGACGATCCCCTCCATGCCGAATTCGCCGGACATGATCCGGCCCATGGTTTCGCCGATCGACCGCGACCCGGGGACCTGCTCCATCTTTCGCCGCAGGCGCCCAACGAAGCGGCCCCAGTTCTCCGGGCCGACTCGCTTCTTCAGGGCGAGTCGATCATCGATGAGTTTTTGCCTGGCCCGAGCTTGGGTAAATCGGACATTCTCGACCTTGCCTTGACCTGGCTGCCTGGTTCCCCTGGCCGGTCCGGCAATGTCCGCCATCATGCGGTTGACGTATTCCTCATCCCATACAGCCGGCTTAGCTTCCTGGGTGAGTCTGGTCCTGCCCTGGAGATCGGTAGACCAGCGGTAGCCCGTATCCATGCTGAGCTGGCCGAGCCGTCTTTCGAGCTTCGCTGCTCCCTGGCCGAACTTGAGACGTTCCTCAAGGGTGGCGTTCGGACCGAAATACTCAGCTGCCGTGAAGGCCTCTTCCTCTCCCGTCTCGGGATTGATGCGAGTCCACGGGGCAATATTTGGATTAGCCTCTGCGGCTCCCCTCCATGGTTCGAGAAGCTTGGCCTCGTACTCGCGCTGGGCCGCAGCCAACGATTCTGGGTCCCTACGCGTACGCCGCCTTACCTCGAAATAGGGGCTACGCCCACCGCGCCCAGGCATGACCCGGTAGTTGTACATCGAGCGACGGGCCTCAAAGGCCTCGTTCGCCCGCATCCACTTGTCAAGCTCCGCAGACTCAATCGCCCGCGGCGTTCCTTCGGGAAGCTCCGGTCTGACCGGCCTGCTCGCCTCATCAATACCAAGCGCTTGCTGAGCTGCTTTCCATTGCTCGGTAGCCCACGCATCGAGCCTCTTCCGATTTGCCTCGTCGTAACCGCCCTCGGGCATGGCTCCGAGTTCTTTCGGCGCCCTGATTCTTCCCTTGAAGCGCCCGAATAGGGCCGTTTCCCTTACCCAAGCCGTCTCGGGTAGCGACCTGATACGTGGCGCCCGTCCGCCCAGGATCGCGGCGATGTCAGGCGCATAGGCAGAGGTAGGCGTTCCGGAAATGTTGCCCGCATTGAAACGCGACCCCGGATCGAACGGGAACGGTTCCGTCCCCTCCCGGAAGCCAGCCCTGCCTCCGAGAACGGGCCCAGCCTCATGGGCGCGCTGGCCCTGCATCATGCGGAAGAGTTGCAACTCCCTGGGCTCAGGGCGCTCCGCCAGCCAATTCGGTTGGAGCTGCTGCTGGATCGCGAGCGCTTCGGGGGTACGGATGGTCCATGCCCGACGGTAATCCGTCGGCATGCCCCACTCCTGCTGCATGAAGGTACGCATCTCGGGCGTCATCGCCCGAGCGCCTTCTACCCATCCAGCGCGAGGGATCGTTCCAGGAGGGCCAGACGGATGCGGCGGGATACGAAGGATCTCCGGAATGTTCCGAGCCCGAGCCGTCGGCCTTCTCTGCCTGGATGTGTAGTCGATCCGATCGGCTCGTTCGACTTGTTCCCGGAGACGAGTGACCTCTTGCTTCTTCTTCTCGATCTCTTTTGCGTTGCTCTCGATGGCTTCATTGACGGTCTCAATGAGCCTGAGGACTTCAGCTTCCTGCGGGCTTACCGGTGGAGCAGAGGGAACCGGTGGGGTGATCGCAGCCGCTGCTTGCGTCCTGCCCTTCTGGGCCTTCTTACCCCCGGTGGCCTTGCCGCCGCCACCGGAGATAGCAATGGGACCGGACAGCGAAACACCGCCAGTCCCGCCGCCACCCTGCACCTGGAGCCCTTCGACCTGGAGGGTGACCTTGAAGGTATGGCTATTCAGGGCCTCCTGGATCTTGGAGGCGAGCTTCTCTGGGTCGATCGAGAAGTCAGAGATCGACGCTTTAAGCTTCGCGTCGTCCAGCAGCCTCTGCAGATTCTCGATCGCGTTCGTGCCGAGCGTGAGCGACGTAACAGAGGCAGCCATCGCTGCCTTGTCAAGCTGTCCCTGAAGGTTCTCGGTGGCCTTGGTATCGAGCGCAAAGCCTACGGGGAGCTGGGCGGGAGCCTTCTTCGCCGCCTCCAGCGCCATCCGCTGGAGGTTCTGTCGCTCCTTCGGGGGGATGGTTGAGTTGACCTTGAGCAGGACCTCAACCGACTTGCCGATCGAGGCCAGGCCGTTGTTGATCGCCTCTAGCTTGCTTTCAAAATCGCCTAGATCGATGGTCGCGGCGACGGCAATCTCGCCAACGACTTCTCCGGGCATCTCTGCTCCTATGGGATTAGGAGTCAGGCTCTGTGTCGTTCACCGCCTGGTGCTCTGAGTCCTTGACCTTGAAGTAGTAGGCGACGAGATCGTGGTAGTAATCGATCGGAAAGCCGGCCATCTCGTGCGGCCAGCCCCCGAACATCCTGGCGATCTCAAACCGGAGGAGCTTCTCCGGTCTCAGTCGTTTTTTGCCTCTTCCTCATCTTCGGCAGGCGAGTTCAGATCGTTGACGATCTCGGCGAACTTGAGGTAGGCGCGGTTGGGCATCTCGGCCAGGTCGTCGATGGTGATCTTCGGATCGACGATCGACTTGGCGATCATGACCCGCATCATCCGGCGTGCGTCGATGTTGCCCTTGTCATCCCGGGAGGCGTCAGCGCAGAAGTCGTTCTCGGCCACGGACAGCTCACGGAACTTGAACTTCTGGCCCTCGTATTCGATTTCCTTCTCGGCGAAGGCGAAGGTGAATGTCACAGGAGATCCTCCTTGATCGGGATGACGGCTACGCCTTGAGCCCACAGCTGGGGCTCTTCGAATCGAAGTGACTTCATCTTGCATCTGATCTTGTCCACCTTCTTGGTGTTCCGATCGCGCTTGATGACAAGCTCAATTTCCTTCCTGAACTCGTCGGACTCGATCAACTGCTTGTTGAAGTAAGACAAAACGGCGTGAAGAGAATACAGACCCTCATTCGGGCCGCTCTCTTCACGCCGTAGGGTCCAGGATCTGCAGATGCCCGCTACACCCCCGATAGAGGGAACGAGCACTTTGCCTTCCTGGCCCTCGAACGCACGAAATTGGAACACATCCTCCTCCTGGTGGAGTTGAGGGTATGGGGAGGGGGTGGAGGGCGACCCCCTCCCCTGGATGTAGATGCCGACTTAGAGATCGGTGATCCAGTTGCCGGCAGCGCGGAACTCGCCGGTGATCTTCACGGCGTCCGTGTTCGTGCAGTTGACCGTGGCATCGAGGAAGCCCGAGCCATGGGCAACGAGGACATCGGTCCCGCCGTTGACGTCCGTGCTGGCGTACAGGTAGATGAGCTGTGCGCCGGACGAGGCGTAGGTGAACATGAGGTCGCCCGACGTGTCGAGCAGGCCTGCGTAGGTGCCCTGGAGGTTCGGGAGACCGGCAAGGTAGGTCTTGTTCGTGTTCCCGAATGTGGTGGCATCGACATAGTCACGGTTGCGCTGGAAGGTCCATTCAGTCCGGTTTGCGACCTTCACGCCGACGCCCTTGGCGCCGCCGATATAGATCGCTCCGTCTTTGCCATGGAGCTTCGTGCCGCTGTTTGCAGCCATCTCTTCTCCTAACCGCCGCTAGCGAGGGACTGGGCGGTCCATATCTCGTAGGTGCCGCCCACCTGATAGATCTTCTTCCCCTCTCCGTCCAGATCCGGTGGTATCACCACATCGGCTGTCCGGCGGCAGATTAGGGTGGACTGCCCGCTCACATTCAAGGCCGCGTTGTGCAAAGCCTGCGAGACGAGGCCGTCGATGTTCCGGGCATCGACGCTGTTCTCCGCGATTACGAACACGTCAATACCGGCGGTGAGAATGACGCCCGTCCAGTCGTAGAACATGGGGGCGTATGCCACCTGGTAGATGACGAATGGCCGAGTAGCCCCTCGCGGAGCCATGCCCTCCCAGAAGCCGCTGACGGCTGCCTTCAAGGGAGTCGAACCCCGAAGTGTCTGGACAAGAGCCTGGATGATGGGGCCAGTGCCTGTCGGGGCGGTCATTTGCCCTTACCCCTCTTCCCCCTTGTTCCGCTATATGCGAATCCGAACTGCCCCCGCACATCGCTGGCGAATGATGCAGCCAGGAGCTTCTTGTTCTGCCAGAGAGCTGGCCTCATGAAGGGCTGGGCAGCTCCGTGCTTATGCGTTCCGAATTCGACGTAGCGGGCATAGCGGATATTGGCTGTGACAGAACCGGTGACGGTATTTCCAACCACCTTGGTATCGTCTGGGGCGATGCTTCTCTTGAGCCTTCCCCCAAGCTGGGGCATAGCCGATACGCCAGCCACGAGGGCGCTCATGCTTCCCGGCTTCGTCCCCGGCTTCGTATTGTTCTTCTCTCCTGCGGCAAACACATCCACGCCATGAGTAAGATCGGCCTTACCGCGTGCCGTGAGCTGTTCCCAGGCGTCGAACTGGAGGTAACTTCCACTCCGTCGCTCTTCATAGGCCTCGCGCTCAGGACCCCTCGTTACGCCCCTTGTGACACCCCCGCCAAGCTCCAGCAGCGGGCCGACGGCGTTCTTCCCGGCGAGAGACCAACCTGAACGACGGGTATCGATGGCCTTCGTCTCGGTCGGGCGGAAGGCCCTGATCTGAACTTTGCTGGCACTCCCGGCCGTCACGACGCGGAACCTGGGTCTGGCGGGGATCTTGCGAGCGGGTCGGCCTTCACGCTTGGCCGTCACTGCCTCACGGAGCTGGTGATATCGCTGGCTCCGTGATCTGTACAGCACGTCTCCGCCGCCACCAAAGTATTCGGAGTAGGCCTTGCTGACATCCTTTACTGAGCCGGCATGCTCGAAGACGGTGACCCAGCGCTCCCTGCGTCGCCCCTGGTGGAAGCTCTTCCTGATCGGCGCCCGGTTCTTGGCATCAGCCGCGACCTTGTTCAACCATGTCCTCATGGCTGAATCGGCTGCATCCTGCATCATCTTGTAGATGCCGCTCTCGTCGATCGGCGTTATCTGGACGACGAACTTGGCAGCGGTAGTCATTCGAGCCTCCGCAGGCTGCACCGCAGCAGCGGAAGCCAGGTTGACTCGTCGATCGTGTCAATGACGAGGAAGAAATTGCCAGAGATCTTGAGCTTGTCGCCTGGCGAGACCGCAGACCCGACGGGGATGAAGAGCCGGTAGAGGTTCAGCGTCCCGATCACTCCACCCTCGACGGAGGCGGAACTGGTCGGGGTGCTGTAGATCCAGCCCTTGATCGTCTCGCGGTAGGTCCAGGTCTCGACATCGTCCTCGTAGGCGTTGTCGGCTGACCCCCGCCGCCAGATCTGGACGTCGGTGTTGAAGGCAGACTCCGCCACCTTCCGCATCGCGGTCAGCTGT